GCATTATAAAGAAAATGCGGAAGCAGCGGGCCGTATGGTGGGAGCGGACTACACCGGACCGATTCGGCAGCTATGCTTTCGCCGCTCCTGTGGAGATTGCCTGCCGGTGGGATGACAGCGGAACAGAGTTTCGCAACGGGGTAGGAGAGACGGAGATGTCCAACGCCACAGTCTATCCCGACCGGGTCCTCAAGAAAGGGGACAAGCTAATGAAAGGCGAGATGGAATCCGGAACTCCCGACAGTCCGGCGGAGCTTGTCCACGCCTTCGAGATCCAACGATTTGACGAGACCCCAAACATGAAAGCAACTGAGTTCCTTTATACCGCTTACCTATGAAACAAATAAGAGCCAAAATGTGGGTGCAGGATGTTAAGATGGCAGGCACAACGGAGACCGTGTCTATGTATGCTGTCACAGGAGGAAGCGACGAGAACAAGACCTTCGCTAAATCTACCCCTTGCGCTACATTCAGCATCTCCATTGACAATCCGGTCGCCCAGGGATTTCTTATCAAGGGTAACCAGTATTACATCGACATCACCCCAGCGATCTAATGCCTGAAATTGGCGCCATCACTGGGATCAAGGAAGTTCTCGCCCGGATGCACGAAGCATCGGAGAAGATGGGCAGAGGTTGCGCTCGGGGACTCAAGAAGGCTGGACTCCGCCTCCAGCGGGAAAGCCAGCGCCTTGTCCCTGTAGACTACGGAGTCCTTAAGGCGTCGGCCTTTACCCGTTCCGAAGGCGAGGGATTTGGAACAGCGGTGACGGTGGGTTATACGGCAGCCTATGCCGTCTACGTCCACGAGAACGTGGAGATGAAGCTTAAAGGTGAACCCCGCAATCCGCCGCACAAGGGTAGGTATTGGGACCCGCAGGGTCGCGGGCAGTCGAAGTTTCTAGAGGAGCCGGTCCGCCGGCTCAATACCGACATGCGGGCGGATATCATTAAGGAGATGCATATATGAATTCTCCTGCCGATGTCATCCGCCAGCTTCTCATCGAGCTCGACTTAGGGACGGAGCAAGCGGGGACTTGGCCCGTGTTCGTGTCTTTCCTTCCCGGCACGCCGGACAATGCGCTAGGCATTTATGATACGGCGGGGAAGATGAACGGGCGGATAATGCGGACCGGGGAGAAAATAGTCCATCCCGGAGTCCAGGTGGTAGTGCGGGGGTCTAGCTATATCGACGTCATAAAGAAAGTGACGGACATTGCTTTGGCGCTCGACGCCCAGTGCCGGACGATAGTTGTAATGGACTCCGCGAACAGCTACATTCTCCACAATGTATCCCGGAGCGGAGATGTCATTCCATTGGGAGTGGAGCAGGAAGGCGATCGTCGTCGTCATCTCTTCACTATTAACGCAGTGGTCACTATGAGCAGTAACTAAATCAACCAAGAAAGAAACAAGATGAACGAAAACGAATTAAGATTAGATGATGGTTTCTCAACCATTATCACATTCGCCAACCTCCCTCTCGTCAAACTTTATGAGAAGGACGTCACTCCTCCGGGCTACACGGCGGGAGGGCCCATCGAAACCACAACCATGCGGAACATTGCCTATAGGACGAGTGCGCCGCGCAAGTTGAAATCCCTCACGCAAGTGAGCGCCACTGTGGCCTATGCCACGATTGCCATCGATGACGTTTGGGGACAGATAGGCGTCAACCAGCTCATCACTGTTACCTTCCCCGACAACTCAACCATTTCGTTCTACGGATGGATTGAGGAGTTTACTCCGGCAACCCATACGGAAGGCGAGCAGCCGACGGCCAAACTTAGCATTCAAACAGGAATGCGAAACCTCCTAGGGGAAGAAGTGGCTCCCGTCTACGCCGAAGCGGTGGAGAGCTAAAATTTTATGGCTCTGAAATTCACCTTAGTAGCCTCCACCATCCCAGTAGCGTTGGAAGGTGGGAACGGAAAATCACAAGACTACGAGCTTCGCGAAATGACGGCAGCCGTCCGGGATGCCTATCTGGATACGCTTGGAGACCGCGTGCAGATGGACAAGGACGGCAAGCCGGGCGGAGTCACGAAGTTCGATGGACTGCAAGCGGATTTGGTTTCCCGCTGCCTTTTCTTGCGGGTAGATGGAAGCAAGGTTACCCGGGAAACTATTCAAGGGTGGCCAGCATCAGTCGTAGCCTCCTTATTTGAGGAAGCTCAAAAGCTAAACCATCTGACGGCAGTCGCAGAGAAGAAAGCGGTAGCTGAATCAAAAAACGGATGACGGGTGAGAAGCTGGGTTGGTTCCAAGTAGCTTCTCACCTAGGTTATTCAGTGGCTGAGCTAAGGGCTCGGATAACCTACAGCGAGTTCATTGACTGGTTGACATTCCTCCGGCGCGAGGAAGAACGAAACACGAAGCAGGATATTTACTTGGCGCAGATCGCTGCGGAGATTAGGCGGGGCCTGGTAAAGAATCCCAAGTCGGTTAAGACGAAAGATTTCTTAATGAATAAAACTGATGCCCCAACTAAGGTTGAGAAACCGCCCTCTAAATCTAAGTCTGCTTGGATGCGGTCCCTTAACATGAAGATAGGAGGCAGCTGACCTATGCCTGCACCCTTTGAAGGCGCTGGAGACTTAGGAACTCTCTACGTCAAGCTGACGGCTAACTCAGTAGAGCTTGTCAAGGGGATGAACTTGGCAAAGACGAGCGTGGCGAAGGCTTCGGACACCATGGCTATCGCGGTGGGAGGGATTGCCGCGGCGGTGGTAGCGGCAGCGGCAGCTATCTCTCTCAAGCTTACCAAGGAGGCTATTAACGCGGCCGATGAGATGGGGAAGATGGCGCAGAAGGCTGGGCAAACGGTGGAAGCGTTTTCAGCCTTGTCTTACTCCGCCGGGCTGGCGGACATGAGCACGCAGGAGCTGGTCCAGTCGACTAAATTCCTCTCTAAGTTCTTAGACGAGCAGGGCGAGCACTCCAAAAATCTCACTGAGTCAATTATCCAGCAGGCAGACGCCTTCGCGGCTACGACGGACGAGTCTGCCAAGTTGCGGATGGCCTACGAACGGTTTGGACGTGCAGGGGCAGAGATGCTGCCCTTCCTCAACCAGGGCAGCAAAGCAATTCGCGAACAGATGGACGAGGCTAAACAGTTTGGCGCCGTTATCAGTAAGGAATTTACTGCCAACGCCCAGACGTTCAACGACAACCTGAAGCGTATTCACACCATGTTTAGTGGCATATTTAACATGGTGGCGGAACAGCTCTTGCCGGTGTGGATAGAGTTGACGGAAAGATTTATAGAGTGGGCTAAGGAAGGGGACCACGCGCGGATTGTGGCCGATGGAATTATCGCCGGGTTCCAAACTATGGCTGATGTGGTGAACATACTCCGGCTAGGGCTCTTGACTATTTGGACGGTATTGCGGTCAGTGGCTACAATCATTGCCACTAATGTAACTGTCGAACTCGAAGTCTTTCGGAACGGGATTGATGCTGTGATTCAGCTGATAGGGGTTTGGTGGAAGGTTCTAAAGAATATCATGACAGGGTTAGGGGACCTGGGAAGTTTAGTAGGCCAGGTGGGTGGAGTCATGAAGGCTCTGTTAACCCAAGACTTCGCGACGGTTGGTATAGGAGTAGCAGATATAGGGAGGACAGTAGCCAAAGGCTGGGGAGATGTTTCCGGCGCCATTGCCCAGGGCGTCGCACAATCCAGTAAGATTGTAACAGACTCGGTGGACCGGACGGGCGGGGTAGTAATTGAACTGACGAAGGGCGCCGCTGACGACATCCTCAAACAGTGGGAGGATTGGGCTAACAAGGGCGCCAAGATAATGGAGCCTATTAAGGTTAGGTCGAAGGAGATAAAGGATGCGGTTGCCAAGGATACGCAAGACATCATAGGCAATTCGCAGAAGATGATGGCGGCTTTAAGTGCGATGGGAGGAGGCAAGAGTCGGTTGGAAAACATGGGGTTGACTCCTCAATCCGCCCAGGAGTTGGGAATTTCCGGTGGCTTGATGGAGCAATTGAAAGGAACAGGCAAGCAACCCATGACTGGATTGGGCGCCGACCCCTTAGTTGCCCAAGCAAGCCAGTTCGAAAAAGAGAAGCAGATGATCGAGGACCGGCTGGCGTTCCTGCAAGACGCCGGGGTTCGGGAGAAAACACTAAATCAGGAAACAATCGACGCGAGGAATGCTGCTATCGAGAAGGGCAACCGGGATCTCAAGGCGCTTCAGTTGGCTGCGGCGGAAGTTGCCTTAAGCGCCTCCTCGAAAATGTTCGATGACATGGCGGGCATGGCGAAGGCGTTTGGCGGCGAACAGTCGGCAGCCTACAAAACGATATTCGCCATGTCGAAAGCTTTCGCTGTGGCAGACGCCACGGTTAAGATCCTCCAAGGTATTACGAGTGCTTTATACTTGCCCTACCCTGCGAACATTGTGGCGATGGGATCTGTGATAGCAGCTACGGCCACTATTGTTTCTTCCATTCAGGCAGTGAAGCTAGAGTTCGGAGGAGAGAAGGTGTTAGGTGGTCCCGTAACTAGTGACAAAGCTTTCTTGGTAGGAGAGAAGGGGCCAGAAATGTTTGTGCCCTCGCGCGGCGGCAACATCATCCCTAACGATGCCTTAGGCGGAGGCAGCGGAGGTAATGTGCGGATCGTTATTAACAATTATACCGACGCCAAGCCGGAAGTTAAAGAGCGGAACGAGGGCGGCGAGCGGGTGATCGAAGTAATGATCAAGCGGGTTAAGAATGAGCTCAGTTCGGAGATACGCGATGGCCGTGGCGATGTCACTCGCTCTATGGAGTCCACCTTTGGACTGCGGAGGGGCCAACAATGAGTATGACCGCGTGGCCCTCTGCCCTGCCTCTTCCACTAATGGATTACAGTGGGCTACCTTTGCACGTCACCCTGGCTAGCAAGCTGAGCAATCCGAAGATACAACGCCGGCGCCGGTTCCACGCTTCTGTGGTCGGCGCCAGTGTTCAGTGGGTCCTGTCGATTAGTGAATACGAAGCTTTTAAGGCGTTCTTCCTCGACACCCTGGGCAATGGCGCCAGCCTCTTTCTAATTGAGTTACGTTATCCACGGGCGACGGACTTGACGGAGTGGATGGTCCGTTTTACTTCCAGTTATGCGGCGGACTATCAGGATGGGAACTGGGTGGTCGAAGCCGACTTAGATATTGTCAGGCTCAGCCTCGCCGGCGCCGACCCCTCTCCTATTATTGATTGGATCTACTTCTACGTTCTCCCGGCGGAGACTCCCTTTGCCACGTTGGACGAATTCCTCTATAGTGTTCACGTATGACCACGCCATATCAATCAGCCTATACCGGTGCCCAGGTAGATGAGGCGATAGCCAACGCCTTGCTTATCCCGTTTATTGGAACCGATCCTACTTACAACGGCTCATATGATTTGGGCAACGAAGAGGAAGGCGGGGTGGTGACTGGGTTGGGCCTTCCCTTTGTTCCTACTAGGGTCCAGCTCACCGTCGAGATTCCTGCTGACGGCGATTCCATCTTCGCCAATCCTATTCGAGGTTCTTTGTCCGCTGACGGTTTCTCCTTCCAACTTAGCGGCATAACATCGAACGCTAACTATCGGCTTTACTATACATTAAAAGGAGATGCCATAACAGCCTCATGAAAACCTTACTTAGATTAATCGTCCTGATTTCACTGCTCGACTTAACAGCCTTCGCCGCCACTCGCCAGCCTCTGAACCGGGCTTATCTGCAAAGCAACCTCAACGGAAATCAAAAGTCCATTACCAACGTCGCAACCTTGCAAGCGGACAATGTTGCCGGCGGCGGCACGGGGCTGACCAATATCCCCTCCTCCGCCATTTCGGATGCCGGGGACATTATCACTCATGATGCGGACGAGTTTGCTTTGGCTTCTGAAGTGGGTGGCGTCGACACCAATCTATTCGTCCTCAAGGACAGCGTGATGCCATCTACATTGCTCGCGCCTGACACGAACGGAGTAGCCTCCACCAATTATGTTAGGGCTTTGGTAGCGAATCTTAATCAGCACTACTTCTTCTCCGCCGTCACTAACACGGATATTGGCATCGCCACTAACCTTACAACGATGATCGATACGCCGGTGGCTGCGGGTGCTACAAATTCTATCGCCGTTCCTACAGCGGGAGTTTATTTCTTATCCCGCATCACTACTAATACGGTAAGTCGGATTGAAGAGGGGCCGGTTCACTTGCAAACGTATGTCTACGTCTCTGGTGGAGCCGGCGCACAATCCATTACCGCTCATCCGGAGATATACGTTTGGTTCACTAACGACACCATCATAGAATTGGCCTCGTCCGGTCCGCAGTTGTTCAGCGAGTCTGCTACACCTACGATCTTCAGCACGACGATAAATGTGAACACGGCAACGAACTTACCTTATGGTTCACGTCTGATGTTGCGATGGAAAGCCGACGCGGTAGTCAATACTCCTACTTGGAACTTTGTTATCGGGGGAAACTACGACTCTCATATTTCTGTGAACGTCCCTGTAACAAGTGCCACCCTCTATGCAAATCAAATTCAAGGAACCTTCCCCTTGCTCCAGGCAACGACGTCCATTCTAGGCACGGTCCTTTATCCCACCAACGCTGGCACGCAAGCGATCGTCTTTGGTGGCTTTGTAGAATATCGGGATTTCGGCACCAATGCGGCTTTTGCTTGGTCTGGGTTCACCGGAGTATCCCACACCAACATTCAAACAACTGTTTACTTTATCACAAACTCGACCGCCTCCGTATGGAACATGACTCCGCCTTCGGGTATGCTGGCGACCAATGGAACGTGGAACGTGACCAACGTCACTGCCGTGACTTTTATCAACAACGGAAAGAAGTGGACCAACGGCGCGTCCTATCCTATCAAATGAAGAACATCCTCACGATATTGCTTTTGTCTGTTTGTTCCTTGCTCGGACAGGCCTTTACGCATCTGGACCCGACGTGGCCCTTTGCGTATATCCCCGCAGCGGCCGGCGGAAGCGGTGGGTCTACCACCAACTTGGGCGACGGTTTGCTGGACTATTTCACGATGGATAACACTCGCACGGCGGACAAGTATTTAGACG